CCGAGTAAACAAGAAAAATCGATTGATGCTATCAGGAAAATTTTCCGGTGATATAGTATATAAACATGTATCTCACAACAGAAGGTTCTCGAGCGGAAGTTTTCCACGGTGCGGCGGCTCACACGACCGGTGGTCTCGCGAAAAAAGATCTCGTCCAGGACAAATATGGGAATATCAAAAGTAAGGCTGCCGTCTCTGCGGCCAAGAAGCGCATGAAAGAAGAGGGTAAGAAAGCGATGGTTAAGGTGTTCAAACCTGTCAAGAACGGTGACTTCAAGCTCGCCCCTAAGAAAGGTACCAAGAAGTATAAAACACTCGTAAAAAAAATGAAGTGATATACTAGAATACAATGACACTTGCTAAGTGGGACGAAGCGGTCCGCGTAGCAAAAATCAAGTTGAAAATAGACCCAAATGATTATGGTATAGTAAAAGGTAGATTGTTAAAAGAAGCACAGATGATTTTTAAAATTTTATTAGAAGGTAAATAGACTTACAAGACGAATTGAAACCCCTTAAGTTGTTGTGGCTCATGCACAACAAGTTGATGCAACTTCCACGTAACACCGAATTGCCGGTTTAGAAAGTATACACTACACATTTCAGCTATCCCAACCCCAGAATTTCTCGCATACAATTTGTCTACGATTTCGTCCTTCAGGTGCTGCTTTTCACTATTGAATACACCGGTTTTGATCGCACCTGCACCACTCATGTCAACTTTAACCCTGAATTTAGGTTCCCGGCCTTCCGAATATTTGAGATTTGAATTAAAAATTGAGCGGAGTTCATCAACACTCATTTCTTTCCCAAAAATATTGACACTTTGCTTTGCCACGTTCTCTATGATACGCGTCTCAACCTGTAACATTGTTTCATAGAAAAATTTTACGTAATTTTCATCCTCGTCATACCCCTTCAGTGAAAAGTCTACATTCCATTTGGTGTTTCCAACTGCCGGTGTATAACCTGACATACCAAAGGGCATATACATTCTCGGTAGTTGCATACGTGCAGGCTTTCCTTCCTTTGTACACAGGGATATTTTACGTCCATCGTATTCTAGAATATCAAGTGTATCGAGAAATGTATTGAACTTAGCCATTTATCATAAATATACCCAAAACTTTAAGCCGAACACGCTGTACACTCAGCTTCGAGACTATACTGAATAGGACTAGCTTTCGCCTTACTGCGCAGGTAATACATACCAGTTTTGAGACCAGATTTCCATGCGTACATGTGCATCGAGGATAGTTTTGAAAGTGTCGGGTTTTCGATAAATAAGTTCATACTCTGAGACTGGTCAATGTACCGACCCCTGTCACGCGCCATATCTATAATTGTTTTCTGACTAATCTCCCATACGGTCTTGTATCGGGCCTTGACATCGTCGGGTATATCGGTGATGTTTTGGATAGATCCACCGGCTTTTACCATGAGATCTTTCATACCCTTTGACCATAAATTTACTTTCTTGAGGTCTTCTATGAGATGCTTATTCACAACCACAAATTCACCCGCAAGAGTTCTACGAAGATAGATGTTCGTAGTCCAGGGTTCAAAACACTCATTATTACCTAAAATTTGAGCGGTACTCGCAGTTGGCATCGGTGCGACGAGTAGGGAATTGTACAAACCCTTTTTCACACGCTCACGCATAGCGTCCCAGTCATACATACCAGAATGGGGTCGCGTCTTATCATTCGTTTCCCACATATCAAACTGTAAAATACCCTTAGATGTTGGACTTCCCTCGAATGTTTCGTATGAACCATTCACATCTGCGAGTTCACAACTGGATTCCAGTGATGCATGGTAAATAGTTTCAAAAATATTGGCATTGATCACCTTCGCTTCTTCACTTTCAAATGGGATGCGTAACATACAAAACACATCAGCCAGCCCCTGTACACCTAAACCGATAGGACGGTGGCGCATGTTAGACGTTCGCGCGGTGTTGACGGGATAAAACGTACGGTCAATAACACGGTTCAAGTTCTTTGTCACGATTTTAGTAACCCTATGAAGTTCCTCGTAATTATACTCCACCCCGTTTACATATTTAGGAAGAGCGATGGAAGCGAGATTGCATACAGCTGTTTCTTCCGGGTTCGTGTGCTCAATAATTTCGGTACACAGGTTAGACGATTTGATCGTTCCTAAATTTTTTTGGTTAGATTTGGAATTGCAGGCATCCTTATATAACATATAAGGTGTACCGGTCTCACTTTGAGATTTGATTATAGACTTCCATACATCGAGGACTGGGATAGTTTTAACTGCTAAACCCTCTCTCTCATACTTGGTATAGAGTTCTTCAAATTCGTCGCCGTACACGTCCGACAAACCGGGGGCTGTATCAGGACAGAAAAGAGACCATTGCCCATTCTCTTCAACTCGCTTCATGAATAGATCAGGGATCCACATGGCGGAAAAGAGATCACGACAACGCGACTCTTCATCCCCTTGATTGAGGCGTAACTCGAGGAATTCCATGATATCGGCGTGCCACGGTTCGACATATATAGCGATCGAACCCTTACGTCTACCAGCTTGATTAACGTAACGTGCAGTTGCATTAAAAACCCGCAGCATTGGGATGATACCATCAGATTGACCATTTGTACCGCGAATTTTCGACTTGTTCGCACGTACGTCGTGAATATGTAAACCAATACCACCAGCCCATTTAGAAATTTGCGCACATTCAGTGAGTGTGCCGTAAATACCATCAATAGAGTCACCCTTGTTCGCAATCAGGAAGCATGACGACATTTGAGGACGCGGAGTCCCAGAATTGAATAGGGTGGGTGTTGCATGGATGAAATTTCCCATTGACATGTGGTGATACGTCTCCAGTACACTTTCTTCATCCTGTCCGTGAATTCCAATGGCCACGCGCATGAACATGTACTGAGGTGTTTCCATGAGCTTTCCATCCATTCTCTGTAAATACGATTTCTCCAACGTTTTCAAACCAAAATATCCAAATGTAAAATCACGTTTTGGGTCAATTTTATCTTTTACGCGATTGGCAATATCTACAACTTCATCGGTAATTATACCGGCTTTGTTTAATTTTTTCATGGCGATATGGAAATTATTAGGGGCAGTTTTCTGAATGTTACTCGCGATGATACGCGTCGCGAGTACTTCATAATCGGTATCTTTAGTAATCATACCGATACAAATTTCAGCTGAAAGTGTATCGATTTCCTGTGTAGTTATACCCTCGTGCATTGAAGAAAAAACCTGCTGAGCAATCATGGCTGCATCAACACCTTTCGAGATTTCACATGGATCATTCATGAGTTTTGTGATCCTGTTGGTGACCTTATCAAATTTTACGTCTTCAACATGACCGGAACGTTTAATAACTTTCATCTATAAATAATAGTACTCTCTTTTTTAATTAACATTTGAAGTCTTCACTTCGAATCGGTACGGGTCCCACTGTCTCAGCATACCGATTGGGCTGAAGAAAACTGGTATTCACGAAAAAGGGACCTTCCTCACCCGCCTTGGAAATGGGTGGGTATGAACCAATGAAACACCCCGGGGCGTTACATTCAGGTTTCTTGTATTCACAGGATGCGGTGTTGTAAGCTTGGTCGAAGTCAGCAGCGGCAATCATTTATACTTTACACACACTTTTTTTCCTGGATTATATTAAATGTGTGACGCTCTTCATTTAAATTCTATGAAACAGACTGTGACACCACTCAACACACTGTTTTTTTCCGAATTCAATCGGAACTTACTTCAGAAAGCAATCCGCCAGTCATTTAAGAACAAAACGGGTGTATCCATAGATTACCAAAACCCCGACGATTTATACGCTATCATGCGCAGCGTTTTCATCAACAACGCCAGCAGCCACACTGATAGGATTAACGAGCAGGTTAAGTTTATGAACGGTGTAGTCATCAAAACAGCTCTTTCACAAATTCAATCGGGGGTTGCGCAATACATGGGTTATATCCGCGATATAGATACAATGGCCGTGCCACCTATCGCACCGGCGAATACGAGTACATATGGTTTGAAGATTGATAAGAATGATCAAATAGGTGTATAAAGGTACTACACGTTTACCATATAAGATGGCGTCATTAAACTATTATAAAAGTGAAACAGAAAAAATATGTAAATCTAAAGGGTGGGATCGCGCAGAAATCAACACTGTATGGCTTTTACTCACAGAGGAGTTTGGTGAACTTGCGTCAGCTATACGACAGTCTAAAAAAATGTTCAAGAAAACGAATATCAAAAAGGATAAAGGTGTTGATATTATGATGGAAATGGGAGACGTTTTCAGTTATCTATTCCAACTGGCACACATGTTGGATGTTGATCTAGATCAGATGTGGAAAGAACATGGTAAAAAAATGACACACAAAAAATATATCTCATGATACTATAAATGAGCAAGTATATGCTTAGCGATGAAGATAGTATTAATAAAATAAATCCATACGTCCAGCGTACATTTTCATTACCAGGGGCTGTAGGTACACCCCATCCATTCGAGGAATTTAAAGAACCTGTAGAGATTGAGGCAAACCTATGGAACGATAATACACATATATGTGAGTCTGGTATAACATCTGGTGACAAGGTGATTGACACGTGTCGTCCATCTAAGACGGAGTGCCGATTATCTAGACCCCTCATTCCAGGAAGAAATATAGATATGGGAGTGCGTGAGAGTGAGATATATGGAATTGAAACAGTTATACAGGGTATGAAGAATGTAGTGAAGGGTATGAAAACTTTAGATCTATTTACAATAGCGTTGATTGTTCTTATAATCCTTGTTCTATCATCTGCAAGACGTTAAATAGTGCATCGAGGCGTCGTTCATTGCGACACTCGTGAATAACTTCCGGAAACGTTTTAAGACATAATTCGCGTATATACCGTTTCTGCCAAGCGCATTTAGGATTAATAAATGGTGGAATAAATGTAGGGTCTATTATTTTTATAGTATTCATTATGCGTATGATTGAATATACATTATAGTTTGAACACATTACATTATCCAATTCGATCAGTGCCAGCTGCCTTCTGGTTGTGATCGTCTTCTCTATTCTTGTATTTAGAAAGTCGTCGTAACGATCCTCACCGTCTTTCGGTTTCAAGAAATTCCATCCATCGATTGTATCCGTCTCGAAATAACCAGGGATATCCAAATACCCCTTTCCTTCGATATAACGAGAGTATTTAACCTCTACACACTTTACACCCCGTTTATTCGTAAAAGCTGATGCATATTTAACGAAGGAAGGCATACTTGCATTCTGGTTTAAAATCCAGTTGTTTCTCTAAATTGTTTAAGTATGTTTTCTTTTTAACATCATAACCATCACATTTATGCTTTTCCAATTGAATGCATCCCGAACAATATTTACCGTTACAGTAATTACAGTCAATCGGTACACCGCATTTCTTTTTGCAGTTTTGGCATGGCATTGTATATTTATAGAATACTTTTTTTAACTTAAGTCGTTCTTTAATATACCCAAAAGTAAATGTTTTCATCAATAGCAAACAATACGTTTTCTTACATCCTTACACAGGATGAATTTAGAAGCGCGATACCGGAACGTGTCCGACCATCTCGTATCAAATTGACAACAATTACCATGATCTCGTCGTTTTCTAAACCGATAAACGTGAGTGAGATTCGCACAGTATTCGAGGAGATACAGGATATAAATTTACACAGGGACTCTGTCGATAATACACCTATCGTATGGAGTGTTAAAGCAACAACGTTTTATAACCAGATAACGCTTACATACGACGATGGACACAGTACAAAATCAATTAAGATTTTCCCAAATGGAAGTATTCAGGTTGCGGGGTGTGAAGATATATTCAATTGTACGTATATCATCTCAGGGCTTGTCTACATTCTACAATCATTCGACAAGGATATCATACCCCCAGCGGATACATTCCGTGTCGTGATGATAAACTCGAACTTTAGTTTGAATTATAACATCAACTTGATGAAAACAACACGGCATTTTGAAGAATACTCCGACGTTTTTAAAGTTTCTTTCGAACCAGATAGATATTCTGCCGTCAAAATTAAATTTAAACCAGCTGAAGACATGAAGGAGATCACTACGAGTATTTTTGGAACTGGAAAAATTATCATCACGGGAGCGGAAACTCTCAAGGAGATTGTATTTGCATACAATATTATCAATCAGCATATAAATGAATGCCCAGACATCAGGGTATCGGAAACACTTATTTGTGATAAGTTTGACGAATATTTCGGCTATAAAATAGATAAGGTACTCGAGAGAATTAAAAATCTAGGGTTCAAAAGTTGGACCAATACGATCACGAATAGACAAATTAATTTCTAATTGTAATATAAATGTCTCAGCGACTCGGTATGGCCGATGGCAGATGTCATACAATCAATAACTCGTCCATGCTCTACGATAACTACTTGAAGGCCCAGCATGGTATCGCCCCCGAAGATAACTACTCTTTCCGCAAATTGCTTCAACAGAAGGGTCCCGAACTCCACCAGACCCCCAAGCCCATCAACGATGGAAGTCCGTGTGGGTTGTGCGACTCGACGATGGATCTGTCTGAAATTAACTGAGTAAAAATTAGGAAAATAAAGTCATATTGATTATATGGGCCTTTCATCAGAATGCACAACATGTGCAATATGTCTCAATACAGTGAGAGAAACGAGACAGAACCCAGCACTTCGGTGTGGTCATGTATTTCACTCTCACTGTATAGAGGACTGGAAATCTAGGGGTAAACAGACCTGTCCCATCTGCAGGAAAATTTTTGATGGTAGTAATTTTCGAGTAACCGTTAAAATAGAAAATTTAATTCACGAGTCGAATGTTATCAGGCAAGTAGATGGTGCTTATATATTTGACACATTGGACGCATTTTTTGATATAGACAACACAGACGAATTAGAAAGTTTACTTTCCGATTTTGGGGTGAGTATGTCCAACCTTGATACCCTTATTCTTGACACAGAATGAGCTACAATATTTATCGTAATTCAATCCAGTGTAATCCCTGGATATCTTTCTAGGATCTGTAATCAGTTTACCGGATGCCCCTACAACAAGAGGGCCGGTAGCCCACCCACGCTTATGACTAAAGAATTCAGCCTTGAAAGTGATCACCCTACCCGGTTTTAGTACAATTGCTGCACGCTTAACGCGCAGTGTGGGTACCTTGAAAAATGCTGCAATACTCTCATGCGTATCACCCTTTTTCACTTTATATTCGGTCTTACTATGCTGCTTATAAAAATGAAAATCACCCTGACACAAATAATTACTTTTTTTACATGTAGCTACGAATAACATAACCTTGTAATACGAAGGTTTACATTTCGTACCACCTTTAACCATATAAACATTTTTCGGATTGTCGGATACCACCAAATTAGGTATTTTTCCACAGTCTACATACTTACCCGAACTTGTCAGTTTCGCGCGCTCCCCAGGCTGACTTTTCCATCCACGATATCTCTGATAATCGTTCATAGCATAGGCGTAACAATTATTGTTATTTTTCCCAACCTTCCCACCCCATTTTTTAGTGGTGTAAGTATGTTCAGACCCACTCGTAGGGGGAGTTTTACTCATTATATATATGGTAGAAAAAAATCTAAACACATAGTAAATGATTAAAGATATTATGAAAGCGAAATCTAACAAGGACGCTCTTACGGAAATCCTGATGATGGTTCTCTCGATCCTCGTGAGTACATTCATACTCCGGTTCACGTGGAACAATTCTCTCAGTAAACACATTTCTGTACTCAAACCGCTAAGCACATTCCTTGATGCGCTCCTTCTTTCCATTTCTATTCAAGTTGTCCGCGGTATTTAAACTTCCTTAAATCCAACAACCCTTTCACCGGATGAGTGGACCATCGTAGGGAAACCTTCGACACCGTCACATTCACCGTTATCACAGTCTACAAAAGTAAAAGATTTATCTTTACTCTTCATGTAATCAAGCTGTTTACGAGTCCATCCACATCCCATGGATCCGTATATAGTCCATTCCCCTGAGTTACCACCTTCGGGTGCAGTTTCTTCAGTGGAAGACTTGAAGGCATTTTTCTTGTCCATTGTCGTGAAGATTCGCAAATTTACGATAAGAAGAGTGATTAGCGCGAGCATATTGTATAATACAAGTACACATTTTATTCTGTGTGAATTATAAGAATGACCGATACGAAATCGTCAGTCCAGCGCACAATGGCAAATTCACCATGTTCAACGAAGATGAATAAGTTCGTAGATGTTCGTGTAATAGGTAAAGGTCAGCACGGCACGGTATACCAGGCGTGTTTAGATGATGCGTGTAAAAAAAAGTTTGCTGTCAAGGTATCGAACGAGAACCTAACCGCGGAACACAACCTCACTAAAAAATTCATTAAGATGGTGGGTAAAAATTCAGCGGCGAACGTTTATGCACTCGAAAAATGTAAAAGTAATACACGATTGTATTCTGAATTTTTAAATGGACAGCCACTCAAGAAGCTGTTACCCATGTTAAAAAAAGACCCCGAGAAAATAAAACGAATTGTTCATCAGGTTTTGAAAATATTAAAGACGTTACATGAAAAAAATCCATCATTTAGACATAACGATCTTCACCTTGAAAATATATTCATAACTACCGACGGTAAGGTTCGTATTATCGATTTTGGATTGAGCTTTAATGCAGTAACGAAAAATCCCGAAGTTAATATCAATGGTTCATACTTAATGCCATATGGTATTTATAGGGGTAATAACAAAATGTACGATGTACATTTCTTCATGAATAGTCTACTCCATGAAAAGCAATACCTGGACGATGATACATTGAAGTTCATTTTAGATATGTTACCAATTAAGTACCAGGGTGAGACGGGTACACGTGTGCATTATCATCGTTTAAAGCCATCTCTGAATAATCACGTCGGTCAAGGTTTACCAACGTTCACGACACTGTTTAATCACTCGTATATTAAGGGTAAACGACTTGCCGGTATGCTCACGTCTATATCGAAACCGAAGGCGGCATCTAAATCAATCTCGACATCAGTTCAAAAGAGAAAAACGCCACCGTCTACGGAGAGTATGTCTGCAAAACGACGTGCCGCCGCGGCAGTACTAATGAAGAGTAAAGAAGTAACAAAAAAGCGACCGGGTGCTACATCAAAAAAACCACCAACAGTCCCCGTGAAGTCTTCACTTAAAACAGCTAAAAGTCCTAACAATACGGAAACGCTCGCCAATCTACAGAGGCGTCTTCTCACGAAAACGCGCGCCAAGCCATCTAGTATAGGTAAAGTGTCACCCACTTTTGTCAAAGAGTTCATGAAAAATATGGCTCGTCCTAAAACAAACTTACGTAATAGAAACATTTAAAGACGTCATTCATTCTTTAACCAATGGAATGTTGTGAAGTCTGCTGCGAAAAGATTAACAATTCAAATCACAAAAAAGTCGAGTGCCCTTTTTGTGATTTAAAGTCCTGTCGTTCGTGTAGTCAGAAGTATTTAGTATCGATTATGGAAGATCCCCATTGTATGGGGTGTAAACACGAACATAATAGGGAATTAGTAGATTCATACTGTTCGTCTACATTTAGAAACGTAGAATTTAGAAAACATCGCGAACATATTCTATTTGAACGCGAAAAGGCGCGTTTACCGGAAACACAACCACACGTAATTCGAGAGATAAGAATACGAAGTTTACGGATGTCCTACGTATACATGTACTATATAGTAGGTCAGTTGGAACATGCAGATGAAATATCGGAAAGAGTTAAACCACTTTTACGCGAGGAATTAAGGGGTGCTATAATACTGATATACGAAGAACTCCAGGTTATAGCTAACATAAACCCCGGTATGAATAGTGAATATGTATACACACAGAAGTGTCCCAGTGATGAATGCAATGGATTTTTAGATGAAAATTGGGATTGTGAGATATGTAGTACATCATTTTGCGATAAGTGTCACGAAGAATTAACAATCAATCATAAATGTAACAAAGATACAGTCAAGACTATGAAACTATTAAAACGAGAAACAAGACAGTGTCCCAAGTGCAGTGTACCAATTTACAGAATAGAAGGATGTGCGCAAATATGGTGTACACAGTGTCACGTCGCATTCGATTGGAGAACTGGTCGAATAGAAACTGGTCGAATACATAATCCTCATTATTTCGAATTCAAAAAACGCGGAAGGGAGCATGGTGATATCCCATGCGGTGGTCGTCCGTCACATAGGGAGTTGAGACAAATACAAGCACCTTACGTGATACAATTGATTTCCCTCGAAGTAATCCGGTTAGATTATGATAATACATATAGATTTGGGTTTACATACGACGATAACCGACTTTTGAGAATGAAGTATATTCTTAATGAGATTTCGGAGATAGATATGAAACGTGAATTACAGTTCAGGGATAAGTATAATTCGAAAGTAGCTGATATACGAGATATTTATACTATGTATACAGACACGGTAGGTGATTTACTACGACAGTATGTATTGGATACAACAATAGAGAATGATATATTACGTGAAGTAAAGGAGTTAACTTCATATACAAACAACGTGATAGAGCGAATAAGGTCAAGATACAGGTGTCGCGTTCCCCATAATATAATATTAGAAATAGATATATGATCATATTCGTAATCATTTCAATTGTACTTATATGTATTTTCCTCAGACCAAAATATCAAGAACCCCATGTCATACGAAACGCTTTTACAGGTAAGATGTGTGACCGTATAATAGAACTGGCATCCCGTGATTTAAAACCGTCAACCGTGTCTCGGGGTAAAGATGTAGATGATACTAAACGTAAAAGTGAGACCGCATGGCTAAATCCACAAGATTCCACATCCGTTGAAAAACTAATGGAGAAATGTGTATCTTTAACAGATCGTCAATTTGATAATGCAGAGTATCTACAGGTTCTTAAGTATACACCCGGGGGGTTTTATAAGCCACATCAAGATGCATTCGAAAATGAGAAAAATCCTCGCCTATACACGTGTATAGTAGCACTGAATGATGATTACGAAGGTGGAGAAACCACGTTTCCGGTATTGGGTAAAGATTACAAGCTAAACAAGGGTGATGTTTTATTATTTAACACTCTCAATGATTGGGGTCGTATCACCGCGAAGGCTATTCACGGTGGTAAACCAGTACTCTCCGGAGAGAAATGGATATGTAATTTATGGATACATAAATATCCGTATGAATTGTTTAGTTAAACGGATTTGTCAGGTTTATCAATTTACTTCCATTTTTTAATTTCATGAATATAACTTCGTCACATTCACCACCTTTCATGTACATTTGTACCTCTCCACAAACTGTACCAGGTTTCTTATGCCTATCGCACGCAAGTTCAGTCCTTTGTGCGATATCCATATTCTGGCTATACCCAATAAAAGTCCTCTCAACGTGACCATCTTTCTTACCTGTAGCTTCGATTGTAACCTTCCAACAATAACTACCGAATTCCCACATATTAGGTGTATCAATAGGTGGTGGTGAATCCGCTACATAGGCGTTTCTTTTAGTATTTCGGTTTTTATATGTAATTGCGTATATTGGAGCGAGTAAACTCAGCATTACTATATATACACCCCTATGTTTTAAGTGATTTTATATCTGTGTAATATACGGTGTTTTCATATATTACAAAGAAGATGCCCCTGACAGGATTCGAACCTGTGACCTCTTGATTACAAGTCAAGCGCTCTACCAACTGAGCTACAGGGGCGGTGTCCTTCCTACCTGATTCGAACAGGTGACAAATGGAACTACAGTCCACTGCTCTACCAACTGAGCTAAGGAAGGGTAAGCTCCCACCAAGACTTGAACTTGGGGTGGTGGATTCAAAGTCCACAGTGTTAACCAACTACACTATAGGAGCGTATGCTAAGAGTGGGGTTCGAACCCACGCGTGCAAAGCACATGCGATCTTAAGTCGCACCCCTTAGACCAACTCGGGCATCTTAGCCGTACTATCTAGTGTATTTAATATGCATCATCTCTTTAATATACGTTTATGCGTTGATCGGCGCCGCACTTGATTTGAGTGACACTGTGTTCGATGATATAGCATCCGTTTCTATTAAGGTTTGTTCTATCAATTTCTTCTGAGGACAGACCATCTTTTGAAGTTGAAACAATCTAATAGTCAAGAAGAATTTAGCCTTTGCGTGAATTTCACTTTTTGGTTCTGTGTTAAGGATTACTACAGCGGTCATGATTACAGACATAATGAATAATATAAATAGTTTACCAATCATTTATATATATAACAAGAATAAAATCACGCCTCAATATCACCGCGTTCGATCAGCTTCTTGCGGTTAATCAGGTGAAGTCCTTCAACTTCCGATTTGTTTTGCGCACCATAAGGTACCGCATACCCCTCGTCAACTAACCACTTATTAACGTTGGTCCATACTCCATCTTCGGAAACCCAAACTTCTCCGAGGACGCGACCGAATTTACCACGGGAGTCCGCTTCCGGGCATCTGAGTTCGATATCGATATCATCCTTCTCAGAAGCAACCGCCTTTAGACACCATTCCTTGAGCTTCTTCTTTGAAAGAAGTCCGAAACGTTTTTCTTCCTTGTCTGACGTGCGAGACTCCGGTGTATCGATACCCAAAAGGCGAACACGTTGCTTCGTACAAACATCAAACCCGAGATCAATATTAACATCGATCGTATCCCCATCAACAATCTTCGCGAGAGATGATACACGGTAAATGAAAGTACACGGTTCAACACTGTAAGTAGACATCTTATATCAATGTATAGATACAAATCTTTAAACCTGGAACTGGAATTTGGGTTTAGTACCACCATCATATACGTTCACTATACCTGATGCGATCATCTTCGCGTTGACAGAAAGTGAATCACCTTTACGTCTATAGACTGTCACCAGTGTGCGACCGTATTTGTCATTTTTACCACATTGCATCCAAATCCACCCATTTACTTTGTTATTGCAAATGAACGGGTTCCACTGCCGAGAATGTTCGCGGTCATCGAAACCACACTCCTCCTTAAACATATCTCGCGCCAATTTGGCCATATAAATGTGATCATTTCGTCGAGATGACGATAATAAAGGTTTCATTTCGGGTGAGTCGTACCCGAGAGTACGAAACTTGAATTTTAGAACACGGCCATGTTTCCTAATAACAGCGTTGAATGTGTCACCGTCGTATACACTCGTTATTTTAGCATAACCTTCGTATTTATTCAAACTGAACACCGGGATTGAATCATCTACACCAGATAAAACCCGTTTACTCAAACACCAGCTCATATCATGAAATGGTATATTATCTTTAATGATAGTTTAAAAAGTAAGATAGCTTTATACTAAATGAATTGTGTTCCAAACTTTTCCGAAAATAGCAATCTATACAAGATAAAGTTGGCAAAGACACGTGTAAATGTTTTGGAAAGTTTATATCGAAAACCGTCAATATCGGAACCGGTTAAAATTAAGGAAAATTTGAGACTTCGTTTACGTTTCACAGAAGCGATAAAAGAAGCACAAGAAATATGCGAAATGGATGCATATTCATCGGAGTGTCACTGGGCATGGCATGAGGTGGACGAATTAGAAGATTCTATGCTACGTCTATATCCTCATAGATGGTCACGGTAGGTGGGTCTTCGTGGTATGTATGTTCACTTCCAAGTACCACGCTTTTTTTTAGTCGTAGCACCCATTGTCATAGTAAGTTTTGGTGGTGTTTTTATATTTTTTTTAGTTACACGTTTACTCGTCACCGTTCCGACCAGGGTTGGATTATTTAGAAAAGCTGAACGACCAGCTATATTGAGATTTCCACCACTAAATGTCCGTATATTTACAGTGTCGTTTAACAGCCCGGGAATCGCTTTTGCGAAGTCTAAGTGAAATGTTGTACAAACACCTCGAGTGTTATTCGCTTGTAAATTGGGTCCATTGTAATATTTCGCGGTAGTGGTATCGAACACGTTCCCAAAAAACTTTTTCATATTTGGTAATATCCGGTTTCGAAAAATACTCCCATACCCATTCCTCTCCATGGCACGGTTTCCATGTGGGTCAAATACCCATATACGCGGTTGTGGTCTACCCGTATCCATTAAGACGTTCACCGCGTGTCCTAAATTTGGGTTATCACGTTTAGTGATGCTAATTAGAAAAAAATGAATACTTCCCGCCGATGCATTGAGTCTGGGAATATTCGATCCATTATTCTTAAATTCTAGGGGGGGTCTCCGGTTCAATAACTGCGCCGATGTATTCGCGACAATTCCACGATTTGTACTGTCGCTATATTCTAGAAACTTTACATTTATTCGCTTTCCATCATGACGCACGTTGGATAAACGCGTGTTCAATTCCTCGAGATACCTAATATACCCTGGTATCGTACATGACATACCCGTCGCCTGTGGTAGAGGTGGCAATGTTCGTACAACCTTGGAACTTTTGACCGTCTTCGAAGGACCCGGACTGAAGTTTATATCAGTTTGCTTATTTGTAGTCTTACGCTTAGTACTCATCTGAGATATATGTAGAAAATTATCGCGTCTTTGTGATTTTCAACGCGGTACGAGCCTTCGCATTTTTAGGGTCAACCTTATTACCATTTTGTTTAGGGTTAAAGGATCTTTTATGTTCAGCCCAGTACTCTGGTGCACCAACCTTGAAATTTTTATGCATTTTCGCTTTGTACCAAAACACACAGTCCTCTATTTTATTCGATTTTGACGTGTTGTCGAGAACTAAACATTCGTAGTTTTCTGTACACGAATCCATAACCTTATTGAACATGTCAAATGTTGGAAAGATACCGAAGAATGATTTATACAACTTCTCGCGATTCTGAATAATGTTTTCCCTGAGAATAAAAACATAATCAACGTTTGCTCTGAGCGCTGGGGGTAGGTCCATACAATACTGCATTGTTAGCATGAAGAATATCTTCCAGTGACGCCCATTCATGAAACATTGTCGAATACACGTATCACGCATGAATTTATTATCGTACATGCAGTCATCCAAAAGTAAAAATGCGCCACAATTCTTTTTACCGGCACCCACCAATCTCCTCTGACGATCCATAACTCGTTCTATAGCTTCCTTGTCATAGTCGCCATAAATAAACAGGTCGGGAATATACTGCTGATAATAATGGTTACCTTCTTCAGTCGCCGATAGAACAATTCCTGCTGGTAAATGTTTCTTGTGCCACAGGATGTCAGTTACTAATGTAGATTTACCTGTATTACGTTTACCTATGAATACAAGAACCTTATCATCAGCCATTGATGCAGGGTTGAATTTTCGTAAACGTAAATCCATCTATAATACCGCCCCGTTTTAATTCATAAAATTTTACTCACATGTAATAAGAATGGCAGGTCGCGTACAACTTGCTGTCACTGGTATCCAGGACCAATGGCTTACTGGGGATCC